CGGTGATTTCTATACCGACAGGCGGCACGAACGTTGATTTTGCTGGCAGTATTGATGTTGCAAATGTCGGCATTTCAACGGGTGTTATTGATTTAAAGAACAGCGGATCACAGTCTGTTGTTAAGTTTTATTGCGAGTCAAGCAACGCGCATTACGCTGAGATAAAAGCTCCCGCTCACGGATTGTTCAGCGGAAACGTGACATTAACACTTCCCGCGACTACAGATACAATCGCAGGGATTGCTGCAACTCAGACGTTTACGAACAAAACGCTTACTTCTCCTGTTTTAAACACAGGTTCAGTAGGAACGTCCCTCGCATTTCCTGATAATGCAAAAGCCCTGTTTGGGGCTGGGTCTGACCTACAGATTTTTCACAATGGGTCAGATAGCTTCGTCAAGGATAACGGCGATGGTATACTTTTTCTACAAGGGTCTAACGCAGTAAAGATTATTGGAAACACTGCGAGTGCGGCAATCCTAGACGCAAATGAAGGTGGGGGTGTCCATCTGTACCATAATGGCTCTGAGAAAATTGCCAGCACAGCCAACGGAATTTCAGTAACAGGCAACGTGATTGCAACTGGCACAGTAGAACCTGCTGGTGACACGGCGGCTGGTGATAATGCTGCTATTGGTTACACGGCGGCTGAAGGCTTAATCCTTACAGGTCAGGGTTCTACATCAGATATTACACTGAAGAATGACGCAGATGCTACAGTGTTTACTGTACCTACAGGTACTGATGATATTCTGTTTCCTGACAATGCTAAAGCAATGTTTGGTGCTGGGTCTGATCTTCAGATTTATCACAATGGATTGGCTAGTTATATATCAGAGCAAGGCACTGGAAATTTAGTGTTAGGTGCGGCAGATAGTATTATATTTCAAAACGCAGCACATGATGAAAATATGTTGGTGGCAAGTCAAAATGGCGCAGTTTCTTTATACTACGACAATGCAATTAAAATGGCGACAACCTCTGGAGGCGCACACGTTACGGGTGCACTAAGTGCAACCACATCTATGACTGTGCAAAACGGCAGCGGCACAGAAGGTGTACGATTAGACTACAATGAGAATGGCGGCGAAATTGTTCTCTTGGGGACAAGCGGTAATAACAAGCTGCTAATTGATTATCTGGACAACGACGATGATGGGAACGGGCTAGGTAGAATTTTAAATTTAGGTGCTGGCAGCACGGGGGTTCAGCTTGGCGTTGCTAATGCTAGTAATACTGGCGGTATTACTTTTATTACGGGAAACAGCGTGGCCCGACAACACATTAACGCTATTGGCGATATTTTTCTTTACAAAACCGATGGGTCTACCGTAGGAGTACACTGGGACGCTAGTGAAAGTGACCTTAACGTAACGGGTGACATTAAATCTAATACTGCAGCAGTCAAAGTTGCTGGCAAGGAAAGCATTTATGTTCCCGCAGCGGCTATGTATCCAAGCACAACTAACCCTTGTAGCGACCTGACCCAAGTAGAAACAACAGCGTTACGGCCTGATTTAAAAGTGTTGGACTTTGCAGCGGCGGCGGATGACTTTGCTCAGTTTACTATAGCGTTTCCCAAGTCTTGGAACGAAGGGACAATAACTTTTCAACCGTTCTGGACTGTGACAGGTACTGACTCAGGTACTGTGGCATGGCAATTAGCTGGTGTGGCAATAACCAGTGATGAAAGTATAAATACAGCTTTTGGCACTCAGGTAGCAACAACGGCGTTAGCCTTTTCTACTACGTCAAATGATTTGATGGTTTCAGCAGAGAGTGGTGCAGTTACTATCGCGGGTAGTCCAGCCGCAAACGATATGTGTTTCTTTCAAATTAACAGGGACACAAGTGCAGATAGTCAGACGGGTGCGGCAAGGTTAATTGGAATAAAACTGTTCTTTACCACAGACGCGGCGAATGACGCATGACTGGTTTTGGTTATAACGTCAGTGGGTTTGGCAGCTTTCCAAGCAGGGGCGGTGGTTCTATTGAAGCAACAGGTGGAACTATAACAACTTCGGGTAATTATAAAATTCACACCTTTACTAGCAGCGGTACTTTTGCGGTTTCGGAAGCGCCTTCTGGTGCAACGGTTGAATATCTAGTTGTTGCTGGCGGGGGCGGTTCTGGCGGGAGCGATGTTTCTACTGGCGGCGGTGCAGGGGGGTATCGTTGTTCTGTCTCTGGAGAAAGTTCTGGCGGTGGTGCAAGTGCGGAAAGTGCTTTGTCTGTTTCGGCAGGGAATTACACTGTCACCATTGGAGGCGGCGGAGCAGGAAACAATTCATCGGGAACCAATGGCACTAATTCTGTTTTTGGTAGTATTACGTCTACGGGTGGGGGTAGAGGTGCATATTGGAACACAGGAAGTGGTGGTTCCGGTGGTTCCGGTGGTGGCGGATCGTCTGCTGGCGGCGGCGGTGCGGGTTCTGGCACTTCTGGGCAGGGATATAACGGTGGTTCTAAATCAGGAAATCTTAGCAGCCCTTACCCTGAAGCGGGTGGCGGCGGTGCGGGTGCCGTTGGAGGAAGCTGTTCTAGTAGCAGTAGTCCTCCCGGAAACGGTGGCGTAGGTGTTGCATCATCTATAAACGGCTCTTCAACGTATAGAGCGGGTGGCGGCGGCGGCGGGATTCAGGGTTCAAGCAGCTATCTTTCTTCTGGTGGGAACGGCGGCGGCGGTGCTGGCGGTAGGTCATACAGTCTTGTTTCTGCAACGGCAGGATCAGCCAATACGGGTGGTGGTGCGGGTGGCGGTGATGGGAGTTACGCTAACGGGGGATCAGGCATTGTTATTATTCGTTACGAGGTTTAGAGAAAAATGGCTCACTTCGCAAAAATAAACGATGGTGTTGTTACGCAAGTGATTGTTGCAGAGCAAGAATTTGTTGACACTCAGGGAGGCACTTGGGTGCAAACGTCATACAATACACGCGGGGGTCAGCATACTTTAGGTGGCACACCTTTGCGAAAAAATTACGCTAGTGTTGGTTATATTTACGACCACACAAGGGATGCTTTTTATAGCCCACAGCCTTATCTTAGTTGGGTACTAAACGAAACAACTTGTTTGTGGGAAGCCCCTGTTGCACTTCCTGATGATGGTAAAAGGTATTTTTGGAACGAAGACACCACTAACTGGGTTGAGGTGACGTAATGTTAGGTTTTGCCCCACTAGCTAACAACTCCATTGCTGGTTTTGGCAACGTTCCCGCAGACACGGCGGTTACGGGCGTGGCAGGAACAGGGGCTGTTGGAACTGTTGCAGTTGGCGCGGTAGTTACGGTCACGGGACCGTCTGCGGGAACAGCTTCTGTTGGTACAATTACTTCAACTGGTGACGCCAATGCTAATGTGACGGGTCTTTCGGTTACGGGTTCAGTTGGATCAGTTCTTGTTTGGGGTGAAATCACACCCTCGCAAAATCCAAATTTCTCTGCTATAACTCCCTCACAAACACCGTCTTGGACGAATATCGCGGCATAGGATAATGACATGGCTAGTACATATGTAAACGATCTAAGGTTAGAAGAGATTGGTACTGGCGAAGCGTCTGGTACGTGGGGAACTAAAACCAACGCTAACTTAGAACTTATTGGTGAGGCGTTTTCTTACGGTTCTGAGGCCATAGCAAATGCGTCCACACACACTATTACAATGGCTGACGGCACTTCGGATCAAGCCCGTTCATTCTACCTTAAATGCACTGGCGGCGGTCAAGCCTGTACGGTCACACTGGCACCTAATACTGTGTCCAAGGTTTGGATGATTGAGAACGCTACCAGCGCAACGTTAACTTTCTCTCAAGGATCAGGGGCCAACGTTGCTGTAGCCGCTGGCGAAGTAAAGATGATTGCTACCGATGGCGGTGGTTCTGACGCTATTGTGTACGATCTTCTAACAGACGCTAACTTAGCAGGAACAACGGCTATTGCTGCGTTGAAATTAGGTGGAACGGCTGTAACTGCTACAGCAGACGAATTAAATTATAGTGATACAGGGGCGTCTGTAGGCACTGTGGTTGCAAGTAAAGTCGTGACAGTAGATGCCGACAAAGATGTGTCTAGTTTTAGAAACATAACACTAACTGGAGAGTTAGATGCAGGTTCTTTAGATATAAGTGGTGATGCAGATATTGATGGCACGTTAGAGACAGACGCTTTTTCCATAGCTGGCACTACTGTCTCTGCGACAGCGGCAGAGTTGAACTACAATGACACGGGCGCTGCGGTTGGCACGGTTGTTGCTAGTAAAACGGTCACGGCTGATGCTAACAAGGATGTGGCAAGCCTGCGTAATCTGACGCTTACAGGTGAATTAGACGCGGCAACTTTAGATATTTCTGGTGCGGGTGATATTGACGGCGCTTTAGATGTTGGTGGTGCTTTGACTAACAGTTCTGCCGCAGTAAAGGTTGCGGGTGTAGAAACTATTTACGTTCCAGCGGGTGCAATGGCTCCCAACACTACGAACGGTTGTTCGGGTTTAGATCAAGTAGAACTGTCAAATGGCCCAGAACTTAGAGTGCTGGATTTTGATGCAAGTTCTGACGAAAACGCTCAGTTTACCGTGTGTTTTCCTAAGTCTTGGAACGAAGGAACTATTACGTTTCAAGCATTTTGGACAGTCACGGGGACCGATACAGGAACGGTAGCTTGGGGGTTGTCAGGCGTTTCTATTGCTGACGATGTTTCTATCAACACAGCCTTTGGAACTAACGTGGTTGCTACGGCAAAAGCATTTAGCGGAACATCCAACGACATGACTGTTTCTGCGGTAAGCGGCCCCGTTACTGTAGCTAGTGCGGCGGTAGATACGCAGACATACTTTCAGATTATGCGGGACGTATCGGCAGACGATCAAACAGGGGATGCTAGGCTTTTAGGGATAAAACTGTTTTACACGACAGACGCAAAGAATGATGCCTAATGACTTCTTTTGGATATGACATACTAGGATTTGGCGTAGGTGGAAGCGGCACAGTTACGCTGACTTCTACGGCGTTAATAAACAGCCTTAGTAATAGAAGTAATGTTACGACCTCTAGTTTTATACTAACTAATGGCACGTTAATTATACCTGCCAACTTCTGGCTATGGGCCAGTAGTACAGGGACGGCGGCGTTAATTGTAGACACAAAAAACGCAACGATAGAAAATTCTGGAAATATTGTCGGTAAGGGCGGTGGTGGTGCTGGTGGTAATGCTATTAGCATAACCGCTTCAGGAGTTACGATTATTAACAACTCTGGTGCGTATATTGCTGGCGGCGGTGGTGCTGGGGCGCAAGGTAGAAACGGCTCTGCTGGCGCTGGTGCTGGCGGCGGTGGAGGGCCTTCAACACCAAGATTAGGCCAGAGCGGGTTGAGCGGAACTAGTGGGGGTGGTGGCGGCGCGGGTGGTGGCGCAGCAGCGGTATCTTTCGCAGGGGGTCTTACTGGTGGACAAGGTGGTTATATACTCCCCGGATCGGGGGGTAGTGCTGGCAACTCATATTCAGGCGTTGGCGGAAGCGGCGGCGGTGCTGGCGGCAACGGTACATACTACGGCAATGATGGTGGTGGCCCTCTTAATGGGTCGGGCGGTGGTGGCGGTTGGGGCGCGGCGGGGGGAACCAACGGCATATCGTCGGGCAACGCTGGCGGCAAGGGCATCGAATCCAACAGCAATAGTTTTACACTGACGAACAACGGTACTATTTACGGGTCACAATCGTGAGGATGCCATGCCATTAACAAAGCTACAGTTTAAGCCCGGAATTAACCGAGAAACCACTTCGTATAGTAACGAGGGCGGTTGGTTTGATGGTGATAAAATACGCTTCCGCATGGGCTTTCCTGAAAAGATAGGCGGTTGGGTCAAAAACTCAGACAACGCTTTCCTTGGAACGTGTCGTGCGTTACACCCGTGGGTTGCCTTGTCTGGTGACAAATATATTGGTGTAGGCACGGGGCTTAAATACTACATTAGTGAAGGCGGCGCATACAAAGACATTACACCTTTACGGGTAGCGTCTTCTGCCGTCACGTTTGCAGCAGGTGCTGACACGTTAGACGGGGCCATTAGTGCTACCGCGCAGTCTATTGTTCTAGATAGCGCCAGTGGGTTTCCTACAGGTGGCGGACGTATTCTTATAGGCACAGAGCAAATAACCTATGGTGCCGTAAGCACTGCTACACTGACGGGCTGTGAGCGCGGCGTTAACGGAACAACGGCTGCGGCGCATTCTGATGGCGTAGGGGTAACGTGCTGTACTCTGTCTGTTACAGATTCTGATGGTCACGGTGCTTTAGAGAACGACTTTGTAACTTTCTCAGGCGCGGCAACCCTTGGCGGCGTAATTATCGCGGACGTTTTAAACCAAGAGTATCAAGTAACGCACGTTGTTAGTGCTACCGTTTTTCAAATAGAAGCTAGAGCTGTAACAACTATTGCTGAAATAACTACAACTTCTGGACTAAACCCAACGTTTGTTTTTGCTAACACAAGCGACAGCGGTAATGGTGGCGGTTCTTCTGTGGGCGCGTACCAGATTAACACGGGGCTGGATACGTCTGTTCAAGGTACGGGCTGGGGCGCAGGAACTTGGGGACGGGGTGCATGGGACTCGGCCTCAGACCTTACGGCTGGCGGCAACACCCTAAGAATTTGGAGCCACGATAACTTTGGCGAAGACTTGTTAATGAATGTCCGCGACGAAGGTATATTCTACTGGGATAAAACAAACGGCGTTACAACACGGGCGGTATCTCTTGCAAGTTTAGGAGTTGCAGCGGATAACATACCGACCATTGCAAAGCAGGTATTGGTTTCGGACAAAGACAGGCATATTATAGCCTTTGGTTGTGACCCAGAAACGGCAATAGGAACACAAGACCCTTTGCTTATTCGTTTTGG